AGCTTTGCAGGCTGTTCTGCAGGACTAATTCTATCCCTATATACATCAATAATATACTTATTATTATCACAGTCAATACCGATTGTAGACACAACAAAATAATCGGCAGTGGAAGAAAGACTACTAGCAGGGTCAACTCCGCAATAGACTTCAACTGGTTTAATCTCTTCTTTTCCATCTACAGTCCTAACTAGGCAATTTTGCCCATCCATTCTTTTATAATCGTAATGGTGTAATTTTATCCATTCTGGTTTGAATGGTGCCATATCAGGAGATTGTGCTATATTCATATACTCTTGATAAAAACCATTTAAGTTTCCTACAGAGGCAAACTCTTTTTTAATTTCCATTATCCTAGACTTAGGAAATCTTTCAGGCCATATACTTTTTTCATCCTCGTCCCATATAGAATACCATAATGTATGCCATGCATCTGATTCTTTAGCCCAATATAAAAAGCAATCTTCAGATATTACAGTACCTATCATAGCTATTTTACCTTCGTCAGATAATGATGGTATTACAGCCTCTGTAACCCATTTCCTATTCTTAGCTCTAGCTTCTGGTGTAAATGCATTTAGCTCAGACTCAAAGTCATCTACTATAATAAGATTAGGTCTTGTATCACCTTCAATAAATCCTCTAACTCTTTGTCCTGTACCTACAGCTATAATCCTTGCACCATTAG